CGTCACGGTTTCGCTTCTGCCCACGCTACACGCCAGAATCATGCGAGCTGCGCCCGCGCACCGCGTGAGCAACAACCGGTATGCGCAGATGGCGCTCGAATTCTTCCTCGACTGCGAGGAGGCATTCGGAGGGCCGCTTACGGACCAGTTCCGAGGCATGACGGTGCGGCACCTCAAGCAAACGCAGGAAAAACTGCAGCAGTTTCTCGCCGAGCAGTAATTTTTTTCTGCCTGTAAGTCGCTGATTTACAGAGAAAAACGCATTTCGCCACCTTGCCACCAAAAATATTTACTTGTGCTGTCCACAGTCGTCCCCTAAAGTCCTCATTGTTATGCGAAACACATACACCAACACGATGGCCGCAGGGACTCCCGCTGTGGACAACTACTACGCAACCGGAGAGACGGACGTGAAAACGATCCGCGAACTTCCGCGCGGCGAATACTTCAAACTCAGCGACAAGCGCACCGCGAAAGTCTGGAAGCTCGGCGCATATGATTACTCCGCTCGCGCTTATTGGGCGGATGATTGCTCCGACATTTCCAACGGCAAGCTAGTCAAAGCCGACCGCTACGTTTTCGTCGGATTCACCTACTAACCACCAACCGGAGATCACCACCATGACCACCACACACATCCGCTGGAACTTCAACCAGCAACTCACCCGCCTCCGCACCGGCGACCTCGTCCGCTACGACGGCCGACCGGTGCGCGTCGAGCGCGTCACACCCACGGCGGCGTACATCGCGCTGCCGGTCGAACCCCGCACGTTCACCACCCTCATGGGTCAGACGGTGACCGTGAAGGCCAAGCCGAAGTGCGTTGCCATCAGCGCCAACTCGGAGATACCTGTGCTTAACCGGAGGGCTGCGTGATGAACGCACACGTCATCCGCAAATCGACAACGATCCGCGAGCTGCCGACCGGCTGGCTGGCAAAGGAGCGCGGCACCACCTACAAGACGGCGCATGCCGCATTGCAGGCGACTCGCCGCGAAGATCGTGCTATCACCCGCGGCATGCCGTCATCAGCGGTTGTCCGCATCATCAACTGGGAGCCGACCACTTCCGCGGGCCGCTCCATCATCCTCGCACTACAATGACCACTGCGCGCATCAACAAAGCCATCCGCCACCTCAATCTGGAGGTGGTCGGGAACGGCGACGGATACTTCTACTTCGTAGACACCGTCACCGGATACCAGACCGGCGAGTCCGTCATGGTGCCGTACCTAAACAGGCTGTCGCTGCAGCGGTGGATTGAAGAGGCCACGCAGGCCCGCGAGAGCAACATCATCGAGGGCATGAGGGAGGACGGCGATTTGCCGCATGACAGGGGAGGGTTTGACGGATGACCACCCTCAACACCCACGCCATCGCGCAGTCCGCGGCCACGTTCAACGCGGACCATGACTACGATCTGCAGGCGGCGCTCAAGCTGACCGAGCTGGTCATCAGCCACGCGCACATGGTGCAGCTCGCCCGCAAGGAAGCCGCGGACCCGCAACTCATGCTGCCCATCGAGGAGGTCGCATGAGACCTCTCGCCCTCCTTGCGCTGGCCTTAGCAGGCTGTGCGGCCACGCCTAACGACTACAACACCGAGCAGGCGCTGCCGGTGCTCACGATTGACATCCGCAGCATTCCGATCGGCGCCGTCATCTACATGAACGCCGAGTATGTCGGCACCACACCGCTGCAGCTCAAGGTCGTCGCCGACAAGTTTGGCAACTGGCAGAAGCCGACACGCTTCCAAGCGTACGTCCCGCACGATACGCAAAACTTCGAGGAGGCGCTGTACCCTTCCGGCTCCCGCGTGCCGTCTCGCCTGCTGCTGCGCGTGCCGCGCTACACGCATTGGTACTCGGCAACGCAACCCAAGGCGCCACAGACCGCGCAAACCCTGCAGGTGCGATGATGCGTCACGATTACTTCTCCACCGGCACCTTCCCATGGTCAGGCTTGCGCCTTGCCGGTCGCGCATTCAACTCGCCGGAGCTGTTCTCGATGATGCGGCGCCAGTGCCTGAGCAATAACTGCGTGCGCAACGCCTGCCTCGAACTCGATGTCCTGCCATACGCCGAAGAGGTTGCGGCGATTGAGGCGCATATTCTCCGCGCCGAGGCGGCTTACTGCTGACGCAAAACGGCCGCGAGCTCTCTGCCAGCGGCCGTTAGGATTACACCGGCTTCAAGCCGAGCCACTCGAACAGGACCGTGATCCAGCTCAAGTTGCTCCGCTCGCCGACAAACCCTGTCGCGCCATAGGGACCGTAGACGATCCCAAGGGGCGAGGACGTTTCGTAACGCATCTGCGCACCTCCTTTCCGCCATCTATTCTACCACCTTAACGTGGATAGATTTAGTTACTTTTTAGACACGTTGCGCCGGACATGTCTAACTAGTGGACTTATCCCAGACTGACGCGACGTCCACCTCGCGGTCGTACACCGCGTAGAATCTCGCCGTCGTCTGGGGGCTGGTGTGGCCAAGCATGTGCTGCACCAGCGAGATCTTGCCGGTCGCGTTCAACATGTCGGAACCGGCCTGACGTCGCAGCTCGTAAGCTGCCGAGCGCCGGTCGGGGATGAACTCGCGGACCCACGCATTGAACATCCGCTCCATGAAACGCAACCGCGCCTCGAACGTCTTGCCGGTGATGAGGTGGTCGCCCTCGACCGCGAGCAGCTCCGCGGACATCCATTCCGGTAGGCTCATGACCCTACCGCGGTTGTGGCCGGTCTTGAGTGTGACGCCTTCTTCCGGCCGCTCGATGATCACGATGACCTTCCGGTCCTCGCGGTCCTCGATCCATGACTTGCGGCAGGCGGCGCACTCCGAGGGGGTCATACCGAGGTATCGAGTTAGTAAATACGCGCGGCGGACGGACCCGCCCATGGCCTTGCTCGATGCGTCCATCTTTTCGAGGATCTCCGGCGCGATACGGACGAATGTGCTGACCGGCGCCTTCATGCCGGTCGTGGCCGCGCAGAATGTGGCGATGTTGTCCGGTAGCTCGAAGCCCTCCCATTCGAGGGAGTGTGCGAAGATCGAGCGCGTCGAGGCGAGGTTGGTACGGACGGAGTAGGGGCTGCCCTTGTAGTTGCGCTGGTACTTCGAGATGAGCGCGGGCGTCAGGATCGAGAGGGGCTTGGCCTTGATGGCCTCGACGTCTTCGGTGCCGAGCGCGACGCGCAGGAACCGGAGCATGCAATTGACATTTTCGTGGCGGCTATTGATCTTGCTGACCATCTCGTAATGACGGATCGCCGCACCAATAGTCTCCGAGTTGTCGCGCAGCGCGTGATCGCGCAGTGCGGCGATACCCTTGGCCGCGGTGTCATCGAGGATGACCTTGGCTTTGACCTTGGCCAGCGCGAGGTCTTCGGTGCCGAGGCTGACCCGCTTCCGCTTCCGGTCGCTGGGGTGGTAGAACTTGAGCTGCCAGAATGGGGAGTTGCCGACTCGGTGAATGGTTCCGGTGATGCTGCTGCTTTTGATCGTGTGTGTGGCTTCCATGCCGCAGTCATTGCATGGAAAAAATCACAGCGCAAGCATGCACTGCCGGAGTGCCTCAAGATCCGGCAGCACTTAGGCGGATCGTCCGGCAGCGAGGGTGGTCCCGCGGGACAATTTTGGACGATGAAGGACGCTTATTTACAGAGGAATTTGGTAATGCCGGTATAGCTCAGCTGGTAGAGCACCTGATTTGTAATCATCTGCGGACCCAGCATTCATGCGGGTTGGCGGGCACTCTGGCACCTTATCTGGCAGCGCCGTTTTTGACGGTTTTACAACCGGCGGCGGTCGGAGCGCTACCGATTGTCGTCTGTTTGTGACGCGGCCAATCCGCCGAGCATGGCGCCGTAGACCACCTTACCGGTGAGGTTGAAGAACTCGTCGGTGATCTTGCTGCGCCCGCGGTTGCCGCTAGGACCGCTCTCCGCGCTGACCACTTTGATCTTGGGCATCGATGAGCCGTTGTTCTCGAAAGCCTTGGCGAGATTCTTTTTGATGAGCGCGGTCTCCTTGGGGGAGTTGCTGACGATGGTGATGCTGGCGACGTTCTTGAGGTCAGGGTTGAGGACGTAGGCTTCGGTGCGGTTGCTTTGTGATGCGGCGACAGGCTTAACTCCTTCAGAGCTTGTATACGCTTTTTTCTTTCCGCGCGGGACGCTGCCAACAAGCTGGCTTATAGCAACCTTGTCCATTTCGGACCTAATGGCCGAGAAGCCTCCCTTTTTGTAAACAGAGCGGAAGGAAGAAATTCCGCTTTCTGGTATGGCAACCATGAGCTGGTGGGTGCGGATGTCATCAATGCCAGCGTTGCCGACAAGAAGGCGCGTGTTGAGCACCTTCTTGCCGCTCGGAAGCGTGTCGTATGTTTCGGTTTGGGGGCTCCCGAAAGAGCGCGCGTTCTTGTCGCCGACATCGGCAGATGCATGAATACCTGTAAGTCCGTTGCCAACGCCATAGTGGTGGTGCGACGTGGCCACGATAGGCGCTGTTTTCTTCCACTCAAAAAACACGTTGTAGTTGCCCTGTCCGCCAAACTTTTGGCCTTCAGCCACTGAGGCATACACCCGCGGCGGCGCGGCCGGATCTTCTCGTAGTGAGGAGCCAAAAGCCTTTTGGTCGGCGGTCTTCTCGCCGATCACAAACTGCATTCCCTGATCAATTGTTGACGCCCTGACCTTGCTTGCCCTAGCTGCGGCCACATCCTTGCCAGCCGCTACGTCTGCCTGTTGTTTCTTGTTAAGCTGTGCGGCAACTTGCTGTGCCTTCATGAGCGCAAGGTCGTTGTCACTATCGAACGCCTCAAAAGCTGATGTCAGCCAATTAGGGCTGATGCCCTTGCGGGTTGTGACGGCCGGTCGGCCTGTTCCCGCCATGCGCGATAGATCCGATAGACCCATGCCACTGATAACCTGCGACGCACCGGCCACGCGGCCCTTAATCTTCTTGTAGGTCTCGGTCGCCAGTCCGCGGGCTTCGGCCACAGGAATGCCCTTGTTGATCAGGCGATTGGCCAGCGAATCGATTGCGTCATTGCGCAGCTCTTTGATGCGCTGCGGGGTGACCTTGCGGTAGTACTCGTCCAGCTCCCTAATCGATTCTTCCTGCGCCGGAGTGATGCGGCCGACAACCGGCGCGTTCTCTGGCTGGTCGAGAACCGGACGAAGCATTCCGCCGGTTGCCTCGTTGGCTGCATCAAAACTTTCAAGAATCGGCGCGGCGTCGGGCATGAATTGCGCCTGTGCCTTGTACATACCCTCATGCGTCGTCTCGATCTTCTTGGCCTTGTCCCAAAGCCAGTGATGCATGACGTGCGACCAGACCTCTGGAGCGACCTCAGCCCCTCCCTGCACCTGATCGCGCAATCCGTTGATGCGGTTGTCAATGCGCCGGAACAGCTCCTCGCTGACGCGCCTGTCGCTAACCGACTCTTTGACGCGGCGAACAAGGTCGGCGCGCTTAGTGTTGAGCTTCCCAACGTCTCCTTTTCCGGTCAGCCAAAAATTGATCTCCACAGCATCAATCGTCGGCACGTCGCCAATGCCGAGAAGGTGTGAAATAAAGCCCTTCTTGCCTGTAGAAATTCCGTTGAGCTTTTGCACGGCTGTCAACACAGCGTCGGTGTTGCCTCGGCTTGCATTGATATCGGCAAGAACCTGCGGAATGCGTGCGATGTTCTCCGGCGAAAATGCGCGCACAGTGGCAAACCTGTCATCTCCGTATGCCTTGCGCAGAGCGACCATCTCCTGCCAGTCGCTGGGATTAAACACGCCGCTCTCCGCGTTGTTGAGGGCGCGCTGTCCTGCTTCGGTGCCAAGCCAATAGGCGGCAGCTTCTTCGGGGCGGATGGCAGAGCGTCCCTTTTTGTCTGTGGCCAAGAACTCTTGAGTGGGAGCAAATGGGATGCCCTTTTTGGCCAGATTGCCCGCGATAACTTCGACCGCTCTTGCGCCGGAGCCTTGTGAGGCAATCGTCATTACATACGCCTTTGTGACGTCGCGCATGCTTATGCGGCCTTCGACCAATTTTGCGCGCTGGTCTGTAATAAATTGCGCGACAGGTTTTAGGTATTCTGGGAATCCGCCAAGAACTTCTGAAGCTACTTTGGTTGGAATGAATGATGTGCGCTTTAGATCTTCGAGCGTCTTGGCCGCTTTTGATTCTGGCACCACGTCCGGCATCGCCTGACCACCCATCGTCGGCGAATCAACCGGCTCAGTCTCCGGCATCCGGTTGTTCTTGGCGCGGTCGTTGTCGAAGAAGTAGCCGTCGTCGCCGGTGCGCTCGATCCAGTTCATCCGGTCCATGCGATAGGTGCGGATGCTGCCGCGCGCGTTGAGCTTGGCGCCCCAGCCGTCGTTAGCGCGGCTTTTGCCGTAGAGCAGTCCGTTGAGGATGTTCTTGCCCTCCTCGCCGATCATGTAGGAGCCGTCCCGCTGGTTGCGGTAGTTGTCCATGAGCTGCTTGAGATTGCGGACGACTTCCTTGTAATCGTTGTTGAAGAAAGGAATCTTGCCGTCGTTGATGGCGCGCAGAGCGGACGCCTTGAAGGCATTCATGTCCACGAACTGCATGTTCATGTGCCCGCCGGACTTGGTGATCGAGATGCCGTAAAAGAGTCCTTCGCTCTGCTTGGCGTATCCGCTGCTGATGAGCTTGCTTAGTTGGTACGCGCCGCCGCTATCGCTGCGCGTGCCGACTGTGTTGTTACTGAAGCGCACCAGCTCACCGGCGCGTCCAGAATCCACAGCGTCCTTGTACATCGTGCGGTAGTACTCAGGGAACGCGGCCAGCACCGGCGGGTAGCCGAGCGGACTGTCGCTCATCGGCAGCTCGGCACCGCTGTAGATCGTGCGGCCGACACCGGCGCGGCGCAGGCCGAAGGTCGGGTCGTTGTCGTCCACCATCTTGGTGCCAAGGCGCTTGAGCAGGTCGGACACCGCGGTCGCGCGGCCCTTGTATTCGTTATCGATCTGGCTCTGCTCCTTCCAGCGCACCTGTCCGTCTGGATCGACGGTCATCACGTCGTTCTCCATCGTGCCGTCCGCCTTGCGGTGCGTGCGCATGGTGCCCTCGGCGAGCCAGTCCTCGGCGCGGCCGGAGCGGGGCAGGGGAGCGCCCTTGGACTCCACCGCACCCGCGTCTTCGAGGAGCGTTAGGTAGCGGTCGTAGTTGCGGACAGATTCGAGGATGCGCTTGCGCAGCAGCGGTGTGGTCGCCAGCGGGTTGTCGCGGAAGACGGTGCTGGGATTGGTCAGCGGCTTGCCGGTCGCCCAGTCGAACTTCATGCCGAAGGTCTCCAGCGCGCGGGTCGTGACGATCATGGCGCTGCGTGCGGCGTCCACCACGCGGCCGTCCGCGCTCTTGCCCTGCCGGATGCGGTTGACGTCTATGCCCTGCGCGATGTCCTGCCACGTCTCGGCGACGATCTCGTCGGCAATCCATGCGCGGCGGTCGCCGGTGCTGGCCACCGATGCGTCGTCCAGCTCGGTCACCATGTCATCGATCATCTTGGCCTTGGCCTCGTCGTTGGCAGGCTTCGGGACGCGGCCGTTGTTGATCTGCGCGTCTACGAGGCGCTGCGCATACTCGCGAGCCATGCTCTGGATCGTGTCCGGCTTGTATTGCTCGTAGATCAGTCCGCGGAGGGCGGGTTGATGATCGCCGCCAAACATATCGCTCTTCATCAGCGCGTGCATGAACTCATGCGAGGCGGTGACGATCCGCGGCGGCTGCCGGTTGAGCGGGAAGTAGGGGCTGACAGGATCGCCGTCCTTAACCGTAAAATCGTTGGCGCTCTTGCGCCGGATCACCGGCTGGCTGCCATCCGCCGCGGGCAGGGGATAGGCTACGGAGCCGTCCTTGCGGGTTACCGTCAGCTCGTACATGCCGTCCGGCGCCTGCGTGACGCGCGCGGTCCCTTCTTCGAGGCTGCTGTGTCCGAGATCGACAAAGATGCGCTGGCGCCCTGCCTTCGAGCCGTCCTTGGCAGTCGGTGCCGAGAAATATCCCTGCGAGCCGATAGCCTCCGGCACCATGCGGTTGTAGTCCTCGGTGCGCAGCGCGACGACGTCCACACCCTTGTTCGACGCCATGCCCTGCAGCGAAGACATCGCGGCGAGCTGCTTGTGCGGCATCTGGAAGAGTGCCTTGGTGTCTCCACCGAGCGCGTCGGTGTCAGCCATGAAGCGCGCAATGTCCGCGTCCACCGCATCGCCGCGGAACGATGTGAAGCTGCTGACCATTCCACCGGCGGCGCCGAGCGATGCTCCCGCCGCGAGAATGCCACCGGCCGTCTGGTCGTCGGGGGCGATGGCGGCGAAAGGAGCAGAGCCGACCACACCGGCGATGGCTCCGCCGAGCGCGTCGTCTGTGGCGCGGAATGCTTGCGTCAGTCCCAGCTCGTCTGCCGTTCTGGCCGCGCGTCGCACGTTGGCCGGATTCTCTGGATTCTGCGCGACACGCTTGAGCGTGCTGTCGAAACCGCGCTGACCGGACGCCTGTATGTTGAGGTCGCCCTGCCTTGTACGCTTGGTGCCCATGAAGCGTGCATAGCGCTGCGGCACTTCGCCGGATGCGGCCAAACGTGCTGCCGATTCAGGGCGCGCAGCGCGGATGGCGGCGGCTTGCGTGGCCGGTGTGTTGGCCGCGGCACCGGCACCAAGCGGTCCCGCCTTGGACTCTTCGGCGATGATGCGCAGCGCCTGCGGGCGCAGGATACCTCCGGCTTCGAGGAATCGGTTGGCCACAGGGACGCGCTTAAAAACAAATCCAGCACCGCGCATGGCGGGCAGGATGCCGCCAAAGAACATGAGACCCTTGCCAAGCGTTCCGGTGTTGTCGTTGAGCGACAGACCGGCGCCTGTCGTAAACAGTCCTCCAGAGGCAATGGTGGAGTTGCGGAGAAACTTCTGCGCGTCTTTGCCCATCTTCGCCGCCTCTGCCGCCTTGGATGCGGTGACCTCGATGCCACCAAAGAGCGGACGAGATGCCGCTGCGGCGCGCGACAGAACGCGCAGCTTGGAAAAGTAACCGGCGCCGAAGCCGACATAGGTGTCCGGCTGCATCGCCATGCCGTAGAGCATGGATGTGTAGGGCTGCGGCTGAATCTGTTCTCCGGTAGCCGGATTGAAGCCAGTAACCTGCTGGCCAAAAGCGATGTCCGGCGGCTCATCGATGACCTTGCCGTCGAGGATGTATTGGCTCTGTCCTGTGTACGCTCGGTTGAGTTTCTCGTTCTCCCAATATCGCCGAAACTTTATATCGTACTCCGCGGCTTTGTCTGTCGGCGCGAATGGCGCCAGACCCTGCTCCTTGCGTTTGGCGACCTCGGCCTCAAGGAGCTGCGCGTTGGCCACGTTGTCCTGACCGAAGGCGCCGGTGTTGATTAAGTCGTTGCGAACAGCCTGACGTCGGTCGTCATCGATCTCGATGTTTTCGATGGTTCCATCCACCCAGCTCCAAAGCTGGCGCATGCTAATGTACGCTTTACGCGCGCCCTCGGCTTTTGTCACCTCGCCCTGCACAACGCGGTTCGACGCTTCTTTGATTCCGTCTACAATAATTTGCCCAGCGTTAGCCGGATCAAGCGCAGCGCTCCCTAGCGCCTGTCCAATTGCTGCTGGGGCTGACGCCCCTTGCTCGACGGCCGCACCGATTGCCATGTCGCGCAGGCCGGTAAGAATATTCCAAACACCGGTAGAAACCCTGCTCATGGTGTTGTTATTTTTTTCTCGCAGCTCCTCGCGCGTCTGAAAATCTTCGCGCGTCAGCATGATGCCCTTGGCCGGTGCGGCTTCTAGCGCTTCGAGCAGATCCTCGTCATCGCGGAAGAAGTCTCCGCTCTCGTTTACCGGACCCATTGCACCAAGGCGCGGCCCTCGGATGTTCGTCTCCATCTCGACCGCGTCGATTGGCGGCGGTGTAACGAGATCGAAGCGCATGCCGTCGTCTGGCTGCGCGGTCTGCGCCTGCTGCGCCGGTTTATCCTCACGCACCGGACCTCCGGTCGGCGGCACCGGATCAGGCTGCGCCTGCACCATCGGACTCGACGCATCTGACATGACAAAGCCGTCAGGGCCGAAGCCAGCACCGGCAAAGCGGCGGCTATTGGCTTCGGACTGTTGGATTGTCTCGGCAAAGAATGGAGTGTTCTCCAACGCCTGCAGGCGACCGACCTGATCGTCGGTCAAATCACCGCCAGCTTCGAGAACCTCCAGCGCCGAGACGTCGTCGTCGGTGAGGTAGGATTCGGTCACTTAACTTGTTGGGGTTTTGTGGGGCGCCAGCTTCCGTCGCTGTATTTGTAGCGCATCTGTCCTAAAACTTTTTTCTCTTCTCCTGTCGGAGTTGCCTGCACCGGAGCATCAATCGCTTGCATGTCCTGATCGCTCATTTTGCTCAACACATTCTTCCACATAGCTCGCACGCTTTGGATCTGCGGCTTGAGGACTTCGGCGGGCAGCCCCACGCGAAGAGTGCCTTGAATGTTTTTGAGCAGCTCAAGCTCGCTCTGGTTGAGTGCGCCCATGGTTCCGCCGGACGCCTTTATCTCCAGCAGCTTATCGATGGCGTTGTTGTCCCTCGCCAAGTCTAGCTTCGAGCGAAGGACGCCTGCCGGAAGTCCATCAATGCCCTGCGTTACTTGGCCGATTAGCCCTGTGGCGCCGAATGAGTCTACCAGCGCCTCCGCTTCGTCCAGCGCGGAAAGAACAGTTTGCGCAGTGTTGCTTCGGATCTGTGACGCATTAATAATTGCCTTCTCAGCCGGACTGCCGGACATAATCCGCATTCTCATCTGGCCGGTTTCTGGGTCTTTATAGCGCTCCCAGCCGTTGGCGAAATACTCCTCGCCGCGTCCAGCGCGCTCGGCGGCTATTACCTTGGCCTCCATCTCGCGCATCTTTAGCTGATAAAGCGGCGCCTTCTGCTCCTGCTTCTGCTCGTTGCGCTTCAAGATGTAATCGGCCGCGCCCTTTGGCGTCATCTCGACGTTGTCAATGTGGCGAAGGTAAAACAGCTCCTTCTGCGCGTCGGTGAGCGAGTTAAACTGCTCCGCGGTCTGCACGCTGTCGAGCCTTGTCAGATCGTATCGAGATCCGGTCGCCGGAATGGTCACCGGCGGCAGCATCCGGTCATCAACTGGGGGAAGTGTCTCGTCGTCTCCGACCATGTCCATGCCCTCGACCTCCTGCAGCGTGTTCATGGACATCGGATCTTCCTGCGGGTCCACTGGAACAGGTGTTCCGATGGGGTTACCAAATTCGTCTTTTAAAGGTTCCATGTCGTGAGTGTTCTATCAGTTGCGGTAAAACGGCTTCATCGTTCCTGTCTGCATCATCCCGCGGTTGCTTTGGTTGTACCAAGCGGTCGCCGCGCTCATTGCGTCAGGGCTGGGCTGGCTTGTTTGGCTCGGCGGTAGCTGTGAGTTGTCCATCACGGGAAGCGGCTCTTCGGGAAGCGGCACAGTGCCCTCTCCACCGGCGACGCGCGCGGCGCCTTGCAGTCCGGCGTTTAGGATGGGCGCGTTTTGCTGCACTCCTATCCGCTGCTGCCCTAGCTGCGAATTGATCAGCGCAGGCATCATCGGCATCAGCATCTCGGACGCCTTGAACCAATCGCGGTCGTTTTTAAGTTTCCCGCCAGCGACCGACTCAAGCTGCTCCATAGACATACCGAGAGACGGCGAAACTACCTTGAACACATCCTTAAACGCGCGGCCTTTGGCTTTCTGGCTTTCAATCTCGCCATACATGCCACCAATGGCCTGCAGTGCGCCGCCGATATTTTCTCCCACTTGTCCCATCATCTGGGCATTGGCCTGTGCGGCACCGACCTGTCCCGCGGCGATAATTTCGCCGGATCTGTCGGCAACTTGAGGTGAATAGCTAAACATAGTTTTGTCTCTTTCTAATTAAGCCGCCTTCGCAGCCATCAATTCTTCAGCGAGGGCGGCGCCGATAACCGCTGGCTTGATAGCCAGACGTTTTTTGCCCTTGTAATCGACTTCGGCGACAGCCTCCGGCAGCACCTTCGCAACGTCCTGAGCCATGAAACCCTTGTGCTTCTTGTCATCGCCCTTGTAGCTGAACTCGTAAGCGGTGAGTCCAAGCACGCTGCCAGCCTTGCCGAGCGGCTTGATGTCCTTCTTCATCCGCTTGTCGCTGAAACGCAGGGCTGACGTTGCGCCGCCCAACACTCCACCGGCGATGTTTCCAAACATGCCCATCATGCCTGCGTTCTGTGTTGCACCCGCCTGCATTGCTGCAGCCTGCATGGCCGCGTTGTTGTTGAGTGCCGAATTTCTCAAGCTCATGCCCATATTCGTGTTGAACGAGGCGATATTTCCGGCCTGTTGCAGTGATCCTCCATAGATGTCTCTGATCTGGGATGTCGTGTTGTTAAGCGTTGACCCGCCCAGATTGAACGCCGGTCCCAGCGCCTGCCGGTAAGGGTCCATGTCGCCGTAGAGCGTGCCGAGACCAAGGCGCCGCTGCGAGCGCATCTGGTCATTGGCCAGCGCCTGCTGCGACACACTCGACAGGAATCCACGGTTGTTATTCACCTGATTCATGTTCGCCTCTTGGTTCGCCATCTGCGCGTTGAGCAGGAACTGGCCGAGTGTCGTGTCGCGCACTTGGTTGAGGCGCTGCGCATCCATGCGTGCCGCTTGGTTGGCGAGGGCGGTCTGCTGGGCGAACTGCGCGTCCGTCTGGCCGCGCGTCAGGTCGCTCGCTTGGTTGAGCCGCTGCGCGTCCATCATCGCCGCTTGGTCGGCGAGGGACATCTGACCGGCGAGGGCTTGATTGGCCAGCCCTGCACGCATGAATGCGTCTTGGTTGGCTAGTCCTGCCTGCTGCTGAAACTGCGCGTTAGTCTGGCCAACGGTAAGTCCGGCCGCTTGATTCAGTCGCTGTGCGTCCATCGCTGCCGCTTGGTCGGCGAGGGACATTTGCCCTGACATCTGTTGGTTGGCCATCGCCGCACGCATAGCCGCCTCTTGGTTGCTGAACTGACGCTGCAAGTCTTGCCCCTGCACGGCGCTGGCAAAGGCGTTGTCCTCTGTTTGTCTGGCGCGGGCGTAGCGGTCGCGGTTCAGCAGCTCGGCAGCGAGACCAGCGCTTCCAGTCGCCATGCCGCGAGCAGCCATTCCTGAGCGTGCAGACTGCACTGCGTCACGCGATGCTTCGGCTGACAAGCGGCCGCCACTCTGCGACCTTTCGATGGCCTGCTGCATGAGTGATCCGCCAAGAGCGCCCGCTTGAACGTCTTGCGCATTTATGTCGGCCACGCGGCGTGCATTGACGGCGTTGACATTGGCCACACCGCCCATCTGTGCTGCCGCAACGTCTCGGCTGCGCACATCGGCGACTCGCTGTGCATTTACTCCGCGAACGTCACGCACCGGACCCATCTGCGCGGCGCTGGCCAGATTAGCGCGCACGTTGCGGATGTTGGTCGGCGCGGAGATTTGATCCGGCCGGTAGGACATGGCGCTGGCGCCAAGCCCGCGCATCTGGTTCTCCAGAGCGCTCGGTCCCATGTCGCGGCCCATCTCATCGAGGATGGTCTGGCGGGCGAACTGAGAATATTGGTTGTCGAGGTTGCGCGAGAGCTGGTCCGCGGTGCCGAACTGCATGCGGATATACTCAGGGTATAGCCGCTTGATCGCCGCTTCTTCTTCGGCGCTTTGGGCGCGGGCCACGCGAATGCTCGCATTGGCCATTGCATCGTAGTCAATCGGCGCCGGTGCGGCGGGCACTGGTTGCGGCGCTGGTGATGATGATCTTCCTCCCATAGTATTATCCTCCTGTTTTGCTAATTAGTTTGTCCCAATTGTAGACTCGCGGCTCAAAGCTGCCCCTGCGGCACCATGCCGCGTATTGCTGCGGGCGTGTCGCAACGCGCATAAACTCCCGCACAGGGTTTGCGCGGCCAGTAGAAGCAGCCAGAGTGACGAACCAACAATTCGGCTCGCCGCTTTCAAAGCACCTCTCCTCCGCGTTCCACCGCAACTCCGAGGCCAGCAGAAACACTTCCGGTGTGGCGTGAACCAAACCGGACGACAGATGCTCGCCGACAAGCTCCCAGAAATCTTGAGTTGAGTGGTTGTCCCACCATTGTTTTGCCTTTTGCCATGGGGTCATCGGAAGATGGCGACATGCACGCTTGAAAAATCAAGAAGCCCGCCATCATTTGCTGCGGACGATCCATACAATGTTTCAATACGCACAGCCGATGATGTCGGAGCGGTTTGCGCTCTTACTTGTCCGCCGGATGCGCCGCGAGTTGTGCCGCTTGCGACCGTTGATTCATCGCTTGTGTTCCACACGCTTATCGTTGTTGCGTAATTGGCGTCAGGCATTGCCGTGGTAAAAGTAATTGTGAAATCTCCCGCGGCATTTCGCAGAACGCTTGCAACATTGCCACTGCCGCGGATTCGTCTGTCGGTATTTGCGGAAGACGCCGCGCCACTGCTGTCTTTTGTTGCATCAAAACTTACCCAAGCTCTGCACGCATAAATCGGCGGGTCATTGTCGGCGTTGAGCGCCTTTTTGATTTCACCAGCGTTCGCGGCGAGGGAGAGCTTGTCGTTGGTGACGGCATCGTCGGCGATCTTAGCCGTCTCGACTGCGTTGCTGGCAAGTTTCGCAGCCGTTACGTTGGCGTCTGCAATTTTCGCCGTGGTCACATTCGCATCCACAATCTTCGCCGTGCTAACACTACCGTCCGCGATGGCGCTGGCGGTGCCGGTAAGGTTGGCCGTAATCGTTCCAGCCGAGAAATTGCCGCTAGCATCACGCGCCACGATGGCGTTGGCCGTATTGGCGTTGGTCGCGGTGGTCGCAGAGTTGGAGACCTTTCCAGCCGTCGAGATTGTCGCCAGCTTGGTGTCTGCAATGGCGGCACCTGCGGCAACCTTTGCATCGGTCACGGTTGAATCGGCGATAGCGCTGGCGGTGCCCGTTACGTTGCCGGTTACGTTTCCTGTGACGTTGCCTGTCACGTTGCCGGTTACGTTGCCGGTGAGCGGCCCGCTGAATGCTGTGGCTTTGACGGTGCCGTTGACTTCTAGCTTTTCGGTGGGGCTGTTGGTGTTGATGCCGACATTGCCAGAGGTCGCAACACGCATTCTTTCTACGTTTGTCGCACCACTGCCTGTCGAAATAGACAAATAGCCGCCAGCAACATCTGGTCCGCCTAAGTATATATTTGCTCCATTATCGTAAGACGATCCTCCGCTGATAAACGTATTGCTGTTTCTATCTACAGATTGAATGCCTTGAAACTGCCCCAGAGTCATCACACCACCAACGTGGAGCTTTGATGTTGGAGAGGAGCCGACTCCGATGCCAACATTTCCATCGGCGGTTACAATAAACGGCGTAGCGTCAGGATTCGTCGAGTCCTCGACCACCAGTGCGTTCCCGCTGCCCTCTTGAGTGATGCGCACGGCGTCCGTGGTGTCGTTGTGGGCGACTGTAAGCCTTGCGGTGGGTGACGTTGTGTTGATGCCTATGTTGCCTGCGCTGGTGATGCGCATGCGCTCCGCATGGCCTCCGGTTCCCGCGTTGGTCCCAAAAACCAGTCGCCCAAACATTGCACCAGCGCTAGGAGATCCGTCGATAAACGCCTCAACGGCCGCAGCATTGTAGTTTGTTGAGCCGTCAAAGGCAGCAAATGAAAGACTTCCAACGGAGTCTCCGTTTTGGACGGAGGATGGCGAGGAGAGTGTTCCTCGCGCTTTTTGCAGGCTAACAGCAACCGCCGATGTCGGGGTGTCCGAGTATCTGCGAACAGAGATGTTTGCGTTTGGCGCATCGTTAGAGTTGGACGCCAGTTGAAGCCCTGCATTGGGACTAAATGTGGTGGTGTGCCCACTAATAATTTGTCCCGCGCTATTGATAACAAACGGCGTCGAGTCAGGATTCGCCGAGTCCTCAACAACCAGTGCATTGCCACTACCCTCTTGAGTAATCCGCAGCGCATCCGTTGAAGTATTGCCGCCGATAACACTGCCCGCACCGGCCGTAAGCGCCTGCGTTCCAAAGTTGGGAGCAATCTTTGTTCCAGCGATGGCCGCATCGCTCTTGATGTCGGCGTTGACGATGTCGCTGACGGTGCGGGCAGAATTCAACTTAGTCGGGGTCACGGTGTCCCCAGAGGTGAAGGTGTAATTATAGGAGGCCATATATGTTATGCTGCGTTGCGGGTTTCAGTCGGAGGCAAGGACTTGGGCGATGCCTCAATGCTGGCGGATCTGATTTCCGGCCGCCCACCGGATGTTTCGTAAATGACTTCGGCGCTATGCGCCTTGTAACGCACCGGCGTCTTCATGTTGTAGTCCTCGGCGCTGGTTGCGCTATTGGTCAGCGTGCCCACCGTTGCTTCCGTGTCAGGATTGATCGTGCTGATCTTGGTCGTGACGCTGGCGCCTGCCGGAATGACGACATCGGCGATGGTGCGGAGGAACCGCTTGCTGTGCATGTCGCCGAAGTCGTAGCGGCGGGTCTTGATGCTGCCGACCACTGGGCTGGTGCCGCCGTTGACAGCATTGTCGTCGGTGGCGGCGGTGACTTCTTCCAAAAGGTAAAGGTTGCCCGCACGCGGGATGCTGAAGACGCGGCGGTTGTTGCTGTGGGAGGCAACGAGGATCTGGTTGACCGAGGCGCTGGACGGATAAGTGTCGCGGTATTCCCATGTGTCTGTCAGGGCGTTCCACGCAATGACGAGCTGGTTGCCGTCAAGAGGTTCGGCGCTGGTTGGGAGGGCAATGAGATAGCGGTTGGCGTGCCATACGCCGAAGGCAGATTTCTCCACGCGGGACTGCACCACTTGGCTAAACAGGTCGGCGATGGGTTCGGAGAGCGGCTTGGTGTCGCCGCGAAGTTTTAGATCGAGGCGGCTGTCGAGTCGGTAGATACCGGCGTCAGACAGGAAGAAAACAAACGAGCCTGCGGTGACGATGGTGTTGCGGGCACTGCAACCGATCTCGTTGGTGAGGAGCGTGAGCTGTGACACCGGAGTGTCTACGCTGAAGTCGCTGCCATCTGTGGACGACACTTGGCCGAGGGTGGCGAGCCAGATGGACTTGCGGCAGAAGACGAGGGCTTGGCCCTCGATCCATGGATGCACTGCAACAATGCGGTCGTCGCCGCCCGCTCCTGCGCGGAAGCTGTTCCAAAATGGGTCGTATAAGTCGGAGTCCAAAACGTCGCTGATTCCCACCGTGTCGCGGGTCTTGGCGATCCATAGCCGATTGTTATGGTAACTCGCCCAGCCGACACTCGGCATGCGGGTGTAGGTGACGCCTTCGCTTGGCACACCTGCGGTGGCGCGGACGAAGTTTCCAGCGCCGCCGTCCCAATAGATCGGCGCTTTGACGCGGCGAACCTTGATGCCAGCGGCAGCGTGGGTTGCGGTTCCGCTTGGAACGGTAATTGTGAAAGAGTCGGTGGCGATGCCTGTTATGTCATATTCGTGCCCATCGAACGCGGGCGTCGTGCTGCCTTCAATGCGAACGCGGGCGCCTTCGGGGTAGCCGTGGGCGGTGACGTTAATGGTGGCCGTGGTGGTGCTGACCGTTATGCCGGAAGCGGTCGTGAGTTTTTGCTCCCAGCCGGTGACGGCGCGGTCGGCTTCGCGGAGGATGTAAAGACGGTCGAATGCCTGCACCACTGAGACGGTGTCGGTGCCTTCGATCTTTTCAGCGGGGCTGGTCGGGTAAGTCTTGACCACCGGAGATTGTCCCTGCCGGTAAAGCGTGGCGCTATCCGATCCGGCGAGGACAATGTATTCGTTCGCGTTGTCGTAGTTTTGCGAGGCGAAGACACCGGCCGCGTAGAGTCCGCCCTCGTAGCTGTCGCGCACTTCGGGGCCGTTGTTGGCGATGATAGTGCCGGTGGCCGGTGTCGCGGGGCTTCCGCTCACGGTGTAGGTGAAAGTATTGGCGTCCGTAACGGTGACGATGAAGTCGCCGTTGTAGTCTGTCTCGGCGGCGCCGCGGATGTTCACTTGGTCGCCGGTGGTGAATCCGTGGGCGGTCGCCGTGACGGTGGCCGTGGTTGATGCGCGAGTGATTGAGGTGACGGCCTTGTCGGTGCCGAGCGTGAAATCCAATGTCAGCGGGGCGCCGGTCGTGCCGATGGTGTCGGTGAGGCGCTTGCTCCCCTTGCGGGTCTGGGCGACTCCGCGATCCAAGCGCATGTTGACGCTGTCTTGCAGCATGCCCGCCGGAAGGGTCAGCGGGTTCAAGCGGCTGGCAAAGCCGATGAAGCCGTTGTCGCCATCTCTCTGCACTGGACTTTCTAATGCCATTAGTTGAGCGCGGCTTTGAGCCGTGACTTAAACCGCGCCGCGTCGGCGGGGCTGATGTCGTTCTTGCGATTGGGGGCGATTTGTTGGTGGGTGACGATGCGGCTCATCGGGATGTGCCACTTCTTCATGCGGGGCACGATGTATTGGATGGCGCTGTCCATGGCCGCTTCGCCGAGCGGGTCTTCGTAGGTATTGCCGTCCCACGCCACACCGAGGCTGTAGCTGTTGCAGTCCGGCACGCCCTGCCATGAGCTGAGACCCGCATGCCAGCAGCGGGCGGTGTCGTCGGCGAGGACGGTGCGGTTGCCGTTGCGGGCGATGATGACGTGGTAGGACACTTTGCTCTCAGGGTTCATGCACCAAGAGACGGAGCCGTTATAGCTGCCGCTCGTATGGTGCAGGACGATCATGGTCGGCGTGATGGGTCTGCCGCTTTTGTTCGGGGTGTTGAGACGGCGTTCGTCGTAGGCTTTGCTCGCGGCGGGTGTGGAGGCGGTTGTGGATACGGATGGCAAGCTCGGCGAGGCTGGCGCTGGGCCAGTCGCGGACGGCTTTCCAAATAGTCTCTTGATCCACTTCCACATGCGCTTACTTTGCGTGGCCTTTGGGCGGCGGGTTGACGGTGACGGTCGCCTGTTGCTTCAAGAAGTCATACCCAACGGTCACGCAACCACCCGCAAGAGCAGCCCAGCTCGCGGCGAGGATCGCAACTGCAACTAGTTTTGTGACGCGGGCGTGGCTCATTGATTCAGAGGCGGGCGTTGTTGTCCTTGGCCATGACCAAGCCCCAACCCGCGAGCAGACTCGCGGCGATGAGGCCGAGGTCGGGCACGCTGCCGTTGGCCAAGAACTCGCGGCCAGCGGTCGAGAGCGAGGCGATGATTGTGAGGATTCCGAGCAGGTTTGTTTTCCAGTTTCTCATATTATTTTTGCTTCTGTTTCTTTCGTAGGTCGTGAAGGACCGAAATTAGGGTGACGATGCCAACCGCGAGGCCGACACAAAGACCGGCGACCCTGAGAGTTGTCTCTAAATGGGGCAGCATAGAAAACGCCGAGGAGCCGATAGACGTGGCCGTGCCGATGACGCCTTTTTCCGTCGTGCTGAAGTTGTGATGAAAATACTGCAAGCTCATCGCGCGGCCCGTCCGATGCGTTACTTCAAGTAGGCAAGCACGGCGCCTGCGTGCAGCTTGATCTCGGTGAAGCTGCCCTCGATGGCGGTGCCGACCGGAAACGCATAGGCGCTGGCGCCGGTGGTGTTCGCCACGTTGGTCTGGTTGCCTGCGAGCGTGTGGAACTTGGTCGCGGCGTCGAGGCTTTCGACAACGCTGAATGTTCCGGTGACGGCCGTGGTGTCGGAGATGAGGCGGACGCCGTTGGCTTTGTTCGTTGTTCTGACGTTAGGGTTCATAGGATTAGTATTGGTTGACGCGGGCGGTCCACATGGACGGCTGGTTTTGCTGGAAGTAATATTTGTCGCGCTGCGCGATCAGCTCGGACTCGGCCATCTGTTCCATGGCGAGTGCTTTGTCTA